AGAGCTTGAGTTAAAGAAAACTGAAGAACAATTAGGTCTTAACTTCGAACAATTAGCGGTTGAGGACCGGGCGTCTGCTAGACAAATGCAAATAAACACGCATTCATTTTTAGTTCCAACCCTTGCGTTGATCATCGTTTCTAGCTTTATAGCGACAATATTTGGCACATTAATGGGTTACTCGCATATTGAGTCCGCTATGGCAGGGACGCTTGTAGGTTATTTGTCAGCCAAGGCCGAACAAGTTGTAGCTTTTTATTTTGGTAGCTCAGCAGGGTCTCAGCGCAAAGATGAAATGATTCATAACTCAACACCAATGGGGCAAAAATGATTAATTCAAGAGACTTAAATGAACTACTTCCAGAAGTTAAACGCAGGGTTGAAAATTTTGTTGAGGCTTGCAAAGCTAACGGTATTGACCTATTGGTTACTAGCACATATAGGGATAACGAAAGCCAGGATGCTTTGTATGCGCAAGGTCGTACAGCTGCGGGCAAAATTGTCACTAACGCACGAGCAGGAGATTCTTTTCATAACCATCGTTGTGCTGTGGATGTTGTGCCTCTGGTTAGTGGCAAACCGGATTGGGATGGAAGCCATCCCGTATGGGCAGAAGTAGGTAGACTTGGACAAGAAAATGGTTTAGAATGGGCTGGAAATTGGGTGCATTTTAAAGAACTAGCCCATTTTCAATACACTGGTGGTCTAACTATTGCCCAACTTAAGGAAGGCGCAATTATTGCGTAATGAGTAATGCCATTAACAAAACTAGAATTTAGACCCGGTGTTAATAGGGAAGCCACCACGCTTGCCAATGAAGGGGGCTGGTTCGACGGTAATAATGTGCGTTTTCGCTCCGGCTACCCCGAAAAAATAGGGGGTTGGGTTGCCGATACTGGCGCTGACGCTTCTACTTTACAGCCCCCCGCTAATCCTACAGGATATAACACTCCTTCATTTTGGGGGATTTGTCGTAACTTATGGGCATGGTTGAACTTAGCTGGATACAACTTACTTGGTCTTGGAACTAACTTAAAGTACTACATTCAAAACGGTATTGGTGGGCAGTTTAATGATGTTACTCCTTTACGTTTAACAACGTCAAATACTATTGGTTTTACTATTCTTGCCAAATCGGCTACTACTACCACACTTACCGCACAAGATCCAAACACTTTTTCACAGGCGGGGGACTTTGTAACATACGCAAATATTTTAGGTGTCTTGTACGATTCAGGTCTAACCGCCGCTGTGCTAAATCAAGAGTTTCAAATCCAATCCGTATCGGGTAATTCTAGTTACGTTATTATTGTTAATGCGGTTTCATCCCAAGCGGTTGGCACAGTTTTAATTCTTGGTGTAGGTGCAACACCCATAACAGCGGCGTATCAACTTACAACAGGTTCTTCTGTATATACAGCAGCCGTAGGTTGGGGCGCGGGGGGTTGGGGCGGATATGACGGAGGAGAATTTTTAACAACGCTATCAACTAGTATTTCTGCATCTGGCGCGGTTAGTACAATAACTGTTGCATCAACTACAGGGTTTGTTGCAGGTTCAACGGGTTCTCCCGGTGTTATTTGGATTGGTACGGAAGGGTTTACTTACACGGGCGGTGGAGGTGGGGGCACAACTTTTACAGGTGTTACACGCGCGTATCAAAATACACCGCAAACTACACACGCAAGTGGGACCACAGTTTATCAATATCCAACAACAGGAACATTAGCCTCAACTGGATGGGGTTTAGCTGCTCCAGCGGGTTTAGGTGTTGGCGTGCAACTTAGGTTATGGTCATCCGCTAATTATGGGCAAGACTTAATCATTAACCCAAGTGGAGGCGCTTTATACTATTGGGCCGTTGCGGCAGACCCCGCCGTATATAACCGTGCTTTGATTATGAACTCAAGCACAACAATCACACTTGCTAGTGGAGCGACATTTACACCTGACACAACCTGTCCTAGTTTGGTTAATTTTGTATTGGTATCCGATGCTTCAAATTTTGTAATTGCTTTTGGTTGCAATGATCCGTCCGGTACAACAACCAGTTCGAAACTTGACCCAATGTTTATTCGTTGGTCTGCTCCAGAAAATGCAGGTGTATGGTTACCCAGTATCACTAGTCAGGCGGGCTTTTATCGTTTGTCTCAAGGTTCACAAATCGTAACTGCTATTCAAACACGTCAAGAAATTTTAGTTTTGACGGATTCCGCTATTTACAACATGCAATATTTGGGGCCACCGTATGTTTGGGGCTTTCAAATTATGGGCGAAAACATATCTATTATGGGACCCAACGCCATAACAACAGTAAATAATATTACTTACTGGATGGGGTACAACAAATTCTATGTATACACAGGCACAGTTTCAACACTCCCCTGCGCTGTGCGTCAGTTTGTTTTTGACAATCTTAATACAGATCAATCTTCGCAGGTGTATGCGGGTACTAACGAAGCGTACAATGAAATTTGGTGGTTTTATTGTTCCGTAACAGGTACAAATGCGGATGGCACCCAAGGTTCTGGTACACCGGCTAACCCTAATAATTTAATGGATCGTTACGTAGTGTATAACTATTTGGATCAAACTTGGTACTACGGCGGAATGCCAAGGTCTTCTTGGTTATATACACCCCTGCGCCAAACACCTATTTCTACGCCTTACGGCACAACTTCTGGTATAGCTGGTTCTGGTTCATCTTATGGCGGTCTGTTGGTATACCAAGAAAACGGAGTAGACAACGGCATTACTACGCCACCTTCTGCTATTACTTCTTACATACAAAGCGCTGATTTTGATATTGGGGACGGTAATAACTTTGGTTTTGTATGGCGTTGCATACCAGACATAAACTTTACGGGTTCTTATGTTAATCAACCCAATGTCACAATGACGTTTTTACCCCGACAATTTACAGGTTCTGCGTATGGGGTTAGTAATAACCCTAACATTACTAGCACACAAAACTACACACAAAAACGAGAGTACATTGTCCAACAATTCACCCCCCAAATTTATGTGAGAGCGCGGGGTAGGCAAATGTCTATGGTTGTGGGGTCTAACTCTACAGGCGTTGCTTGGCAATCGGGTACAAACAGGTTAGATATCAGGCCGGATGGGAGAAGATAATGGCACAAACAAATGTTGTAGCCCCACGCCTACCTGCTGCGCCTGTACAATATGACCAGCAATTTATGCAACAACTCTTAAATATTTTGCGTTTGTATTTTGCTCAGTTGGATAATGCAGGTCCGATTGCAGGAGCATCACAAAATATTGGTTTGCCTAACGTTGTTTCTGGTTTAAATTTTAGTCAACCAACACCTAACACAAACCCAATTACATATCAAGCCAGTTTGCCAACGCAAGCCGATTTGTCCAACCTTCGTAAAGGCGACGTGTATTATGACACAAGCGCCAGTAATGTTTTAAAAATTAAAGTTTAAGGGGAACGCTATGAGCGGTGGTGGATTAAGCGATAAAAATATGGGCGAACTTGCCCTCCTTGGCGTTGTTGGTGCAATGACCGGTGGAGCGGGCGATGCTGCACTTTTAGGTACAGGCGAAGCGGGGGCAGCTGCAGGTGTTGGTGCTGCGGATGCAGCCGGTGCAGGAGCAGCCGGTGCAGGAGCAGCCGGTGCCGAAACTGCGGGTATTGGTGCAGCAGCTAGTACACCTGGACAAATGGCGGTGGCGGATAATGCCTTATATGCCGATGCTACAGGGGCGGGAGCGGGAGGGTCAGGAACAGCCACCAACGTTTTAGGTATTAACCAAGGAACCAATCCGTATTTATACAGTATAACTACGCCTTCTACAACTGCAACAGGTCTTTGGGGTACAGGTGCAGGGGCCGGGGCAGCGGGTCAAGCGGGTTTAATTGGTTCGGGTCTTGGGCTTGGTTATGCCGCTATGCGTGCCGATGCTAAAAAATACGGTATACCTTCTGTACCAACACCTAACGGACCCTTACAAAATTTACATGGTGCAGGAGGCGTAAGCTACCCAACTAATTACGGTGGAACAGTTAGAGCAGCGCAGGGGGGTTTAATGGGCCTCAATCCGAACATCCCTATGTCACATAATGCAATGCCTGCATACGCCACATCTACTAACACGCCTGTACCTCAACCCGTTATGAGTTTTGCTTCTGGCGGTTCTAGTGGTCAAGGCAGCCCGTACGATCAACTAACCGCGTATTTACAAGCACAACAAGCCGCTCAAGAACAACAAGCCGCTCAAGAACAACAAGCTGCGCTTGCGCAAGCGCAACAACGACAGCCCCAAGCACAACAAAACTCTCCTGGTGTTTCAGGCCCTGTTATCAGTGTCGCAAGTGGTGGCATGCTTCCAAGTTATGCAACAGGTGGTATTTCTAATTTAGGTTCTTATTCTGATGGCGGGCGTATGCTCAAAGGACCTGGAGACGGGATGTCAGATTCTATTCCTGCAACAATTAATCAAAAACAACCCGCCCGTTTAGCTAATGATGAGTTTGTTGTCCCTGCCGATGTGGTATCCCATCTTGGTAATGGGTCTTCTGATGCAGGCGCTAAAAAACTTTACGCCATGATGGATAGAGTAAGACGCGCTAGAACAGGCACAAGTAAACAAGCCAAAGCAATTAATGCAGACAGATACACGCCAAAATGATAATTGAATTAGTTCCACAACAATACACTGCACAAGTCTGGCCTTTGGTGGAAGATTATTTTGCGCGCGCTATAGAAAAAGGTGATACAACAGATTACAACATACACCAAGTAAAAATGTTTGTGAATCAAGGGTACTGGCATCTTTTTGTTTTGAGCGAAAAAGAAAAAACGTTAAGCGGGGCAATTGCAGTTTCTTTTATTAAATACCCTAATGATCATATTGCGTTTATGACTTGCATGGGTGGTGTTGGTATTTGTACAGAAGAAATGTTAGACGCTTTTAAACAGCTTCTTAGGAATATGGGTGCAACAAAAATACAAGCAGGGGGACGAGACTCCGTTGTACGTATGGTGCAAAGACTTGGTTTTAAAAAGGCATACACAGTAGTTGAGTCTACTATCTAGGAAAAAACATGAAACTATTAAATATACTGTTTAACCCCCTTAATTTTTTAAATATGTTTACCCTGTATTTGGGTGGTGGCGGAGGGGGTGGGGGCACACCTTCAGCAACAAGCGCGTCTAATACCGTTTCTAATATTGCGCCTTGGGCACAGGCGGGTGTATCACAGCTTATCAATTCAGGCTTATCAAACGCGTTTCCTCAGTATGGGCAACAGTTAAATGCTTACAACCAGCAAATGCAAATGTACAACAATGCTGGGGGCGCAAACAATCCGTACGGCCTAGCAGCACCAACTGCGCCGACTGATTTAGGAAATCAAGGCGGGTATACACCTTTTAATACCAATACCGCAACCAATCCAACAGTAAATCAAAAAACTATTGTTGATGCAGCAGGTGTTCCTCAAGCAAATCCAAACTACAACCCTGCTATGTCACAGGCATATCAGGCGGCGCAAAGCACAACCGCCGGGTTTACTCCTTTGCAACAACAATCATTTACTACAGCGGCTAACATGCAAGTGCCCGGTCAATACGGCACAGCATCAAACATGGCAACCCAAGCGGGGCAAGGCGCTTTAAACACTACAGGGCAAGCCGGACAATATGGCAGGATGGGGGCACAGTACGGAGCACAGGGGGCACAACAAGCAGGGCAGCTTGCAGGAAATGTAGCCAATCAAGCACAAGGTTATGGATCACAAGCGGCTCAAGCAGGCAATATTGGTTTGCAAACTGGTCAAAATATGGCAAATACAGGCCAATTAGGTTTGCAGTATGGACAACAAGGCGCTAACTACGGAGCGCAAGGCGCTGCCGCTGGGCAGTCTTATGGACAACAAGCACAAAACCCAGGTGCCGTACAGTCTTATATGAACCCATATTTACAGTCTACGCTTGCGCCACAAATGCAATTGCTTAATCAGCAGTACGGCATGCAACAAAACCAAAATGATGCAAACGCTATACAAGCCGGTGCTTTTGGTGGATCAGGTGCTATGCTACAAAAATCCCTTAATCAACAAAATCAGTTGTTAGCCGGCAATCAATTAACGAGTAATGCGTATAACCAAGCATATAACGTTGCTAATCAGAACATGCAAAATGCAGCAAGCCTTGGTATGCAAGGCGCGGGGGTTGGTCTGCAAGGTTCGGCTGCAGGACAAGCCGGTGTTAACACTGCACTACAAGGGCAACAAGGACAACTGGCAGGATTGTCAGCGTATCAGCAAGGCTTACAAGGAGCACAGCAAGGTCTTAACACAGCACTTGGTGCAGGAAACTTACGTTTATCTGGTACTGCGCAAGGTATACAAGGTGCTCAAACTGGTTTAGCGGGTGTCAATGCACAACAAGCCGGATACGGTCAAGCAGGCAATCAAGCAACTAATCTTGCTAATATTGGTTCACAACAGCAAAACGCAGCACAAAATATTGCAGGTTTGCAAAACGCTTATGGTGCTCAACAACAGCAACAACAGCAAAATATCTACAATACTGCAAATCAAAATTACAGTACGATGCAAGCGTATCCAATGCAACAACTGCAACAGTTGGAAGGCATGTATACCGGAGCGCCTACAAACACAACCACAATGAACTACCAAGCCGCGCCAAGTACTTTGTCGCAAGTTGCCGGTTTAGGTTTAGCAGGATACGGTTTAAGCAACAAAAATAATGCCAAAGGGGGGCGCATTAGAGAAAGTGGTATTGACAAACTCAGAACGCCGGGCTTTGAGCAATTTGCTGAAGGCGGTATTGTGGGGTTTTTTGAAGGGGGCGGTACCCCTGCAGACTACCGCCAAATGATCATTGAAGAAGCCAAAAGAAAAGGTCTTGATCCTAATACCGCACTTGCACTTTCTGGAGCAGAAGGAGTAAGTAAAAACCCTAAGTCAAGCGCTAATGGGTATTTTCAAATGATCGACAAGACGTTTAAAGACTATGGGGGAGATCCAGAAAAACGCAATGACCCTATGGAACAAATTCGTGTAGGTACGGATATTCTTGCAGACAACACAAAGAAACTAACTAAATCTTTGGGCAGATCGCCCACACCGCCTGAGTTATATACAACGCATTTTTTAGGTGAACCTACGGGCACGGCATTGCTTCGTGCTGATCCTACTATACCGGTATCAGAATTTTTAAAAACGGTATCCCCAAAGAAAAAAGATCAGATCATTAGAGCAAACCCTGAAATACTAGGGGAAAGCGGTAATCAGACTGTGGGGCAAGTTCGACAAACGCTTGCTTCAAAAATAAATCAATACCTACCAATGAGTTCTGCACAAGCAGGCACAGTACCACAAGCACAAGCTCCACAACAAGGAGGATTAGCCGCGTTAATTCCTGGGCAAACAGTTAAAGCTCCTGCAGCTCAACCAGAAGACACTAGTTTTATGGGTGCCAATTGGTTCATGAATAAAGGGGCAAAACTTGGCGCTATGATGGGAGATGAAGCTGCTGGCAGAGAAGCAGGGCGCGCTGCCTTTAATACAATGATGGCTCCTACTCCTATGGCGCCAGCTAGCGCAATACCAAGATCGGGTGGCGTCTTAGCAAGCCTGAGCAAAACGGGCGAGCAAATCTACAACAAACTTGTACCCGCTAAAGGCTTTACAAAAGAAGGACTTGAGGCGCTTCAAGCGGAAACCCAAGCTGCTAAAGCAGCAGAGGCGGCTAATTTAGCACCACGATTGACACCCCCTACACCACCAATTCCAGCAGGAGGCCCAGCAATTCCCGTTACACAAGCCGGACAAGGTGTTGTGGCAGGACAAGACGCTCTCACACAAACACGCTTGGCAAACCAAGCAGCGGATCAAGCTGCCGCAGCACAAAAAGCACAACAACTTGCAGCCACCGCACAAAGTATTCCAAGTGCTGCCGAAGCTGCACAAACTGCAAGTTTGGCACGCGAGGGTTCAGAGGTGGCTAACACAATGGCTGCAGCACGCGCAGCTACAACCGCTAAACAATTAGGCGCTACGACAGCAGGACTTGGTAGTTTATCAGGTGCCCCTGCTACTGTAAGCCCTTCTGTTTCAGGCGGTCCTGGTTCACCAAGCTGGGGCATGGACTTAGGTCAAGAAGGTGTAAGTGAGACGGCTGCTCCAGCGCCCGTACGCGATTTAAGTTCACCAGATACAGGAACACCTAAAGCATCTGCAACAAGCGGTGGTGGTATTAACCCCGACTTCCTTATACAACTTGGCCTTGGCATGATGGCAGGTAAATCACCATACGCTATGCAAAACATTGGTGAAGCCGGACTTGGAGCGCTCAGAGAACAACAAGAAGCCAAGAAGTACGGTCTTGAGGAACGTAAAATTGCCGCTGAAGAAGCTAAAGGTAGGGGTTTGGATGCGCTTCAACAGCAACAAG